TCAGATTGAGTAGCATCACCACAGAACATGATCTTACTATTCTCTCCTATCCTTGTGATTATACTATCAAGTTCATGATAATTCAAGTTACTGAATTCATCTACTATAACAATAGCATTATCGAGAGTAACACCACGAATAAAACTTGTAGACCAGAAACTTATTGTTTCTTGAGCACGAAGATTAGAATACAATGCCTCGAAACTATTATCGTCTGGCATCTCAAACATATACTTCACCATATTCTTATAAGGAATCTGATAAAGGTTTGACTTATCTTCATGGTCACCTGGTAGGAAACCAATCTCTCGTGTAGGCACAAGAGATCTCACCATGTATAATTTCTCATACTTGGATGATGGATCAAGACATTGCTTCAATGCAAGATACAAAGAGATGAATGTCTTACCCGTACCTGCTGCTCCATGGAGCACAAGATTCTGCTCCTCACCATATGCTTTCCAGATCTTCTCTTGGTTTTCAGTAAGAGGCTCAATGGTTTTAAGATGCTCAAGATTGATAGGTTTCTTTCTTCGCATCACCTTAGTTGGGATGTTTGCTAGTGTTTTCTGTTTCCTTCCTGGCATTAGGTGTAACGGCTAAGGTTTGCTAAGGGGTGTGCTGCTTGGACTTTAGACATGACTTCTTTGAATCCGTCAGTCTGTTTAGGTAATCCGTAGGTCGTACCTGCGATACCTGCTTGCCAGTCTTTATCCCATTCGGGATTCTCTTCTCTCCACTTTTCGTAGGATGAGATAGACATTTGAAACTCTTTCTTTTCTCCTGTCTCTTTGTTTTTTACATTGTAGATTGGCATTAGTCTATCCTTAAACACGGTTGTAAATCGTCCCACTCATCGGGACACCCACAGTCTTCGCACCATTCAAGTGCTTTAGCGACGATAGGGAATTGACACATGAATACTTTCTTACAAGCATTTGCAATGTCCATGTGTTCTTTTTGTGTGCCATGAGAAGACCGTAAATCTATGTAGTGAATCCATGAGCGGACTGATCCTGTCATGTATATCTTAGTGGGGGTTGATAAAGGTAATACCATTCTAGCACACTCTTTAGCAATTCCGTGTCTCAATAACTCGTTATATAAATCTACTCCTTCATTAAAATACTGTGCAATCCTACCTTGTAGGAAATACTTTTCTTCTTGTGGCACATCATCGATACTATTCTGTCTATTCTTATCGTCTTGACGACGTAGATCAGGGACAGGAATCTCTTTCTCAACTGCTGCATAGCGTTGTGAGAATTCTTGGAATGTAAATGACCTGTGTCTCAATATCTGTGCTGCAATAGCACGAGAGGTATTGATCTCTAGTGTCAGGTGTGCCTGCTCAAACACAGACCAATGCTGATGCTTGATACAGTAGGACAGAAGTCCTGCTACGTTTGGATTGTCTTGATTGTTAGGGTTACTCACACGAGCAACGTATCCCATAGTTTTCTCTGCGTCAGGGGTGACACTAATCAAACAAACTTTATTAGTCATGCTTAAAAATTAGTCGTGCAATTACAAGGAGTCCAAGTGACTTCAGATATCCTAGCGTTGCTAGTCCGAAGAGACTTGGCATGATCCAATTCCAGAAGAACATAAAAACAAGCGGAGATATCAAGAGGTAACCAAAACCTGCTGCGATCTTGCGACCCAACTCTTCGTTGTCCATCTTATCAATCTTCGCCATCCATTCCTCAGTAGGAGGTGCTTCGACTTCTTCTTGTTTAACTTCTTTAGTTTTTCTTGGATCAATATAGACGCTCAAGATCTGTTACCCCATTTAATTTCTGGAAATGCTTCTGATACTACCGCCTTGGTAATACGATACTTCTTATGTAAGACTTTGTTTACTGCCTTAACAAATGCAGTAGCATCATCTCTATACAAACCTTCCAGTAGTTGAATAAACATATTCTCAACCTTCATGTTGGATAGATTGTCTGCTCCACCTTTAAAGTAGTAGTATACTTTCTTTGCTTCGACAAGCAAGTTAGTATGCTCAGTCCCCATCGGTGCTTCGTTGGGTCGGTAAGGTACGTCCTCTCCGAGTGGCACTCTTGGCACAACGGTGTCATCAAAGTTAATGATAAACATTGTGCGTAGTGCTTGACTGTTATTATCACGAAGAATTTTAATCTTCTCTGCCTTTGTCTTAGCAGAGTGAGCCTTTTGCAAGACCTCACATATCAATAGTTTTTGCATGATTAATCATCAGTGTCAGTAATTGTATCATCTTCCTCGGTTAAACGCAAGTAGAATAGATCTCCGTCATGGAAATTACCATTCTCATCATACATTTCTGGGTGCATAACTATCTTAGCATAGTCTGCCTTGGATTGCCACTCGTCAAATGCTGCTTTGATATTCCATGATATCAAAAACCCAACAAGAAAACTTCCAAGGGTGAGAAAGAAGGAGATATAAAGAAAAGTTAGATCTTCCATAGGTTACTCCTAATACTGTTAGTTTTATTTAGCCTGCTTACGACCAGGTCGTCGGTCTCTTTCATACTTCCATGCATCTTCTAGAATTTTGTAGAGATACTTCCTGATCTTTCTTGCTTCTGGTTTAGGGATGTGTCCGTATGCTTCACGCAATACTTTGTCTCCTCCCTTGATGTATGAGTCCAGATCTAGGACGGTTTCGCTGAGTGAGTTTGCAGTAGGGGATTCAATGAAGTTAGTAGTTTCTTTACGAGTATACTGTGCTCCCTTGAGATACCCATACATGTTAAAGAGGAAACGCTTCTTCTCGAATGCCTCATCGATTGATCTCTCGATCAACTCATACAATTCGTTAGCGTCTCTGATTTTCATTAGAGGAATTTTCCTTCTCGTAGATGTTTTACAGCGTCGGTGCATCCACCAACTTTTTGCCCACCAATGATTACCTGTGGGAAGGTAGCACCACGACCAAACTCTTGATAGAATGCATCGCGTCCGAAGTTAACATCAAGTTTCATCTCGTTGTAACTCCATCGATTCATATTATACACCTCTTTTATTTTTGTGCAATAGGGACAACCGTTTCTTGTATAGATTGTTGTAGTAGCAGGAATCTTTGCCATAATATTATAAAGAAAAAGAAAGGGGTCATATGACCCCTAGTTTATTATATAGGATTTGACTTAGAATACAAACTTAACGCCTGCTTTAGCACCCCAGTCAATGTCAGAGTCATTAGTTACTCCAGAGATTTCTCCGTAGAACTTATCGTATGATCCACCGACATAACCGATGAATTCTACATCACCGAATTCGTCACTTGTCTCTGTGTGAGTCACTGTAGGACCACCAGATACATAGTATCCAATTCCACCTTCTGTTTCTCCTTCATATCCAACTACTGTTTCGATTGATCCAGATGTATATGCTCCATCAGGATAAGATCCACTTGCTTCTATATTAACATATGGACCAGCAAAGGCTGCACCAGCTAATAGGAATGGAGATGCTGCTACTGCAGCGATTGTTGATTTAATCATTGTTGTTTTTAGTTTCTCGCAGAAAAAAATCCTGCGGATGTGAGAGTGCCCCGACATGGGTCTCATTTATCTACGCAGGGTTACGATCTTTCGAGTCCTTTGTATTGGTATTTAGTATACCTTATTACCGTCTGAATGTCAACGGTGTGCACCTCCTGACAGTCCCTGATGTAATTGATACATGCAAGTGATGCCGAAAATGCCTGTGTGATCGGGTGCATAGTAGTAATCAGGGTGACTTGTTAGGTGAGTATTCCTACCCGATTCCCAAGAAGATCGCACCTGATGTATAAGCATACCATCATTCCACCATTTGTGTCCAACCCTTGTGGCACTTTTTTTACTGACCTCTTCCCAGTATCCAGAATTGTGCTTACTACCATACTGATAATGAAAAGCGAGAGCATCAATGTATGCCTCGATCATTCTACGATACCAGAGATTACCTAGCAATTTCTCCTCTAATGTTTGGCCATTAACAATATAGTCGCAGATTCTTTTTGCGACCATATCGTAATGGAGAAGTGAAAGTGCTTGAAGAGGCTCGAAGAATAGTAAAGCGTTACCATTCAGTGCCAACTTGTTATTGACAATCATATCGGGTGCGTATGAAGGCACCCATTCATAAAGATCCCCTTGTGAATAGAGGATCTCTGCGTCGAGATGAGTTTGATACTTCCTGTTGTAGAGGTAACCCGTTCTAGAAAGTCCCTTCTCAGGAAAAGGAAGACTAAACTTCCACCCATACTCATGTGCCAGATGATATGTATACTCTGGATGACCATTTATTTTATGGTCGTCAAAATATAATACACTATTAACACATGGTATGTCAATCTCTTTTCTATAATTACTTAGAGCACCCGAGCAGTTAATAACAAAATCGTATTCA